ACTACCGCGCGGAAATTGTAAACCTGCGTCTTGCGGAGGGATTCGGCTGTGGCAAAGAAGAAAGTACAGTTTGAATCCTTCCCGGACGGCGTTTGCAAACTGTGGCAGCTGGACGGTGGAAAACGGCCTGTTCTGCTGCTGTCCGGTGTACGCTACAGGGAGCGCACGGTCGGCGAACGCCGCAATTTTGACGCTGAGCAAGCCGGACACACCATTCAAATGCTTATTCGGATTCCGCAAATGGACTTTGTGAAACCCGGCGTTTTCGTGACCATCGGGGATCAGCAATACAAAGTATTGCAGGCTCAGAAGATCAATGACACATTGCCCAAATGTACCGATCTAACTCTGGAAAATCCCACGGTTCTGATTGCGTTTGACGAAAGTGAGGCGGGAACCGGTGGCAGATTTTGACCTCACGGCTGAGATAACTGCCGTGTTGAAAGAGTACACAGGCGATGTAATGGACAAAGTGTCCGCCGCCGTGGAAGATTGCGGGAAGTCCATGACAAAGGATATCAGGCAGGCAAGCCCGAAAAGGACCGGGGCTTATAAAAAAGGGTGGCGCTGCGAAATCAAGCGCAACGGGCGGGGCAGCACAACAGCCACAGCCAAAAACGCGACAAACTACCAGCTTACCCACCTGCTGGAATACCCGCACAAAAAGCGAGGGCACAAGGGCATTGTGCAGCCGAAAAAGCATATTCAGCCGGCTGCGGATAAGTGGCAGGCTGAATTCGAGCATAGGTGTGAGGAGGCGTGCAAGGCGAAATGACAAGCCGCGAGAAGGTTCTAACCAGGCTGGACAGCACAGGCATTCGGCGGGAAGATGAAGCAGCGGTGCCGGTCAACGGTGTCACTGTTCCGCTTCCGTATATGGTCATCAGAACCATAGAGAAGGACACATGGGACGATTTGGGACGTGTGTGCGTGAAAACGATCATGTGGACCATTGCCCTATTTACTGCAAACAAGGACGTTGCACTTGAGTGCAAAATAAGAAAAGCGCTTGCCGGTCTGGGAACCATCGAAATTGAGAGGTTCCCGGACGGTGAGCCGTATTCCGTACATTTTACGTTTACAATGAAGGGAGCCTAAAAAATGAGCAACACCAATACCAACACCATCGACAACAGCGACGAGATCATTCTGGGCAGCGGCGACCTGTATATTGTCGAGTTTTCCGGGGCAATTCCGGAAGATGCCACAATCGAGGCCGACAGCAACCGCGCGGGGAATATCAAGAGTGGCGCAACTCTGGAATACTCCGCAGACAGTCAGACGGTTCAGGACGACAAAGGCCGTGTAAAGAAGACCATCATCACCAAGGAGACGGTCACGTTTAAGACCGGCCTTATCACTTGGGTGCCGCAGTACATTCAGGCGCTGATCCAGACTGCCCGCATTGACGAGACCACTAAGAAAGGCCATCGTTTGTTCCAGCTGGGTGGACTGTCCAATCTGAACAAAAAGCGTTATCTGTGGCGGTTCGTCCATACCCGCGACGATGGCCGGAAGCTGCGGATTACCGTTACCGGTAAGAATACGGGTGCCATTTCCATGGCTTTCCAGCCCGAAAACGAGACCACCGTTGATTCCGAGATTACCGCCGACACTCTGGACAAGGACGGTACGCTGGTCATTCTGGATGACGAGCTGGTAGCCACCCAGTCGGAAGCAGATGGAGGCTAACTATGTTTCAGTTGTCTGCAGTCCGGGTTCGGCACTATGAATTTGAAAACCCCGAAGACGGCACGATCCTGCACGTCCACCCGCCGAAGCTGGAAGCCGTGGAAATTTTCAACAAGGTATTTACCGACAAGGAATCCACCCCCAAAGATATGGCCGGCGTGACGGCCGCCCTGCTTTCGGATAATGAAGAGGGCGTCAGGATCACCAGCAAGAAGCTGATGGGATGGGCAAATATCGACCAGCTGTCCGCGCTGATAGAAGATTTTCTGGGCTGGATGAACAACACAAAAGCCAGTAACCCAAACTGATAACCCCCAGCTATCCGGTCAAGGATGGCGCGGGGGTTCCGTTCGGGATCACCACGCAGCGACAAAAAATTGTTGCTGATTATGCGGGCATTTCTTTGTTTGATGTCTACCAACTGGACATATTCACCTACTGGGCATTACTGCACGACGCCATTGTGACAACGAATGCCCAGACGGAAGAAGGCAGGAAATGGCTGCATGATGCGTGGCGGATTCAGCAGACAACGCCGGACGCGGAAAAACTGCACCAAAAATATGGCTGAAAGGAGGGTAACCCGTGGATCAGAAAATAAGAGGAATTACCGTTACCATTAACGGCGATACAACGGGTCTGGGCAAGGCACTGGACACCGTGAAAAAGCAGAGCATTGGCCTAAATCGAGAGCTGAAAAGCGTAAACAAGGCGCTGAATTTCAACCCTTCCAGCGCGTCCCTGCTGACAGAAAAGCAGAAAGTTCTTACTGATTCTGTACGTGCAGCCCGTGAAGAGCTGAAAACTCTGGAAGCGGCACAGGCCGACGTAGAAAAAATGTATGCTTCCGGCGATATCGACCGGGGCGCATACCTTGAATTCCAACGGCAGCTGGAAGCCGCCCGCGCGAATGTGGAGCGGCTGCAGGATCAGCTGGTTGAGTTCGGCGGAGCCGCCGGGCAAATCATGCAGCAGGCAGGAAAAAAAGTTTCCGAGTTTGGCAGCACGGTAGAAGGTATCGGCAATAAGCTTATGCCCATCTCTGCGGCCACTGCGGCGGCGGGAGTTGCTACCGTAAAAATGGCATGGGACTTTGAAGACAGCATGGCCAAAGTATCGACCATTGCGGACACTACGGAAGTTCCTCTGGAAGACCTGCAGGCGGCTATCCTAGAGCTGAGCGACGAAAGCGGCATAGCGGCCGGGGAAATCGCGGAGAACGTATATAATGCGATCAGTGCCGGCCAGAAGACCGGTGACGCCGTGAATTTTGTACGGCACGCCACTGATTTGGCCCGCGCTGGTTTTGCGGACAGTGGCAACTCTCTGGACCTGCTGACCACAATCATGAACGCTTACAAGCTGGAAGCGAACGAAGTAACCAACGTTTCCGACAACCTGATAGCAACCCAGAACCTTGGTAAAACGACGGTTGCAGAGCTTTCCAGCAGCATGGGTAAAATCATCCCCACCGCCAACGCCGCGAATGTATCCCTTGACCAGCTGTGTGCCGGCTATGCGCTCATGACTGCCAACGGCGTAGCTACCGCCGAAAGCACAACTTACATGAACAGCATGCTGAACGAGCTGAACAAGTCCGGCAGCACAGTTGCCAAAACCTTGCAAGATGAAACAGGGAAAGGTTTCTCTGACCTGATGGCGGAGGGCTACACCTTGGGCGATGTGCTGGGAATTGTCAGCGCCGCGGCAGATGACCAAGGGCTGAAATTTACGGATATGTTCGGCTCTGCGGAGGCGGCAAAAGCGGGCTTGATTCTGTTGGGCAACAGTGTTTCCGACGTGGAAAACGGTCTTGTAGAAGCAGGCGGGTCTACAAGCCAGTTTAATGAAATGCTGGCCGGTATTCAGGCTGGGGCAGGCGGTACAGAATCGGCTCTGGAGAAACTGGAAACCAAAAACCGCAAAGCTCAGGTCGCGTTCAATCTGGTAAAAAATGCCGCCCTGGACTTCGGTCAGGTTGCCAGCGGTATGCTGGCACCATACGTTGAACAGTTTGCCGGGGTTATCGAAAAAGCGACGGATAAGCTGAAAAACATGGACGAAGGCCAGAAAAAGGCCGTTATAACCTTCGCCGCAGTTGTGGCAGCAGCCGGCCCGGTGCTGTCCGTGGCCGGTAAAGGTATCAGCATTGTTGGTAATCTGATTACCACAGGCGGAAAAATTGTGACCACATTCCAAGGAGCTTCGGCGGCGATGAAAGCGGGCGCGTCAGCCTTCCAGCTGGCAGGTGCCGGTGCCAAAATCGCAGGTGTAGCCATTACGGTGCTGACCAGCCCAATAACTTGGATCGTGGCGGGAATTGCTGCTCTGGTTGCTGGATTTGTCTTGCTGTATAACCATTGCGAAGGATTCCGCAACGGCGTTAACGCCATTGCTTCCGGTATCAAAACCGCATGGAACGCAAGCATGGACGCGCTGAAATCCACAGCGCAGGAAAAGCTCAGCGCTGTACGTACCGCCTATGAGGAAAACGGCGGCGGAATCAAGGGCGCAGCAGCGGCAGCCATGGAAGCGGTAAAGGGAGCATACACATTCGGCCTGACATTCATTGATAAGCTGACCGGCGGCAAACTGTCGGCTATAGCGGAGAAATTCAAGAATAGCCGTGTAGGCCAGATCTGGACTTCGGCTATGGATACCGTCAAGAATGCCACTGCCATTGGCATGGATGCACTGACAACCACAGCACAGACGAAGCTTGATGCCGTTCGTTCCGCCTATGAGGAAAACGGCGGAGGGCTTAAGGGCATAGTAGCAGCCACCATGACCGGCATTCGGGAAGCAAGCACCTTCGGTCTGGACTTTATTGACAATCTGACCGGCGGCAAGCTGTCGGCCATAGGGGAAAAGTTCAGAAACAGCCGCGTAGGCCAGATTTGGACTTCGGCTATGGATACCGTCAAGAATGCCACTACCATTGGAATGGATGCGCTGAAAACCACAGCACAGGAAAAGCTCAGCGCTGTACGCACCGCCTATGAAGAAAACGGCGGAGGTATCAAGGGCGTGGTAGCGGCCACCATGACCGGCATTCAGGAAGCAAGCACCTTTGGCTTAGACTTTATCGACAACCTGACTGGCGGCAAGCTGTCGGCCATAGGGGAAAAGTTCAGAAACAGCCGTGTGGGCCAGATCTGGACTTCGGCTATGGATACCGTCAAGAACACCACCGCCCTTGGCATGGAAGCGTTGAAAACCACAGCGCAGGAAAAGCTTGACGCCGTTCGTTCCGCCTATGAGGAAAACGGCGGAGGGCTTAAGGGCATAGTAGCGGCTACCATGACCGGCATTCAGGAAGCAAACAGCTTCGGTCTGGACTTTGTTGATACTCTGACCGACGGGAAACTGTCCAGCATTGCCGAACGCTTCCAGTCAAAAATGAATGCCGCCAAGACAGCCGTTACCGACACCTTGGATAATATCAAGAGCGCATTTTCGGAAAAGATTGAGGCCGCCCGTTCTGCTGTTGCGCAGGGAATTGAGAATATCAAGAACTGTTTCAAGTTTGAATGGAGCCTGCCGAAATTGAAATTGCCGCACATTTCCATTACGGGAGAATGGGGCTTTAATCCACCACGGGTTCCGACCTTCGGCATTTCATGGTACAAATACGGCGGCATTCTGCAAGGTGCCCGCATTATCGGTTCCTTGGGTGACAAGTACATCGGTGCCGGTGAAGCAGGCCCGGAAGCTGTACTTCCTCTGTACAGCTTTTACAGTGAGCTGAGAAACATTATCACCGAGTTGGTGGACAGAAATGCCGGCCCAACAGAATTTAACCAATATAATTCGTATTACAGCCCCAAGGACCTAAGCCCTGCCGAGTGTGCCCGGAAGACCAGAGACGAAACCAGACAGCTGCTTAAAAACGTAAAGAGAGCGTAGGAAGCCTATGGAAAAAGTAGTTTGCAAAAACAGCGCAACCGGCCGGACGATGGTATTTGAGTACGGCGACACGGTTTTTCTTGAAGGTGTGGACGACATAGGCGCGGCCAGTTTCACGATTTCGACCAGCAAAAACACCGGTGTGGATGGCGAGTCTGTCGAAGGCGAAAGCCAGAACGCCCGGCACCCTGTTATCCGCGCCTATGTCTTCTCTGACTATGACGTGATCCGCGATCAGCTGGATGCCGTTTTTCAGGAGGGCGTAGACGGCACGCTGGAAGTGTGGCGGGATGACGGTTCCCGCCGTGTGGCCATCTACCGCCCGGAGGGCTGGGAGCTGCCATATACCGGCATTATTCGAGAGCTGACCGTCAAACTGTTGTGTTCAGATCCCAAATTCTACGACCCGGAAGAGGAACTGTCCACTATGGCGTCTTGGCGTTCTATGCTGCGTTTCCCGCTGGTATTTCACAGTCCGTTTGCCATTTCGGAACATGTGGCCAATTTACTGGCCACGATTGAGAATCCTAGCTCCACAGCTCAGGCGCTGCGCATTGTTTTTGCCGCTACCGGCGAGGTAACAAACCCGTTTTTGACCGACGTAAAGCGGCAGGAAACATTGCAAATCGGGACAACCGCCAAGCCGTTCGTTCTCCACAACGGCGAAGTCGTTACCGTTACCACTTCCCTGTCCAATATGCACATTATGCTTGCAAGCCGAGGTGTGCAAACAGAGATCACAAACAAAGCGGTGTGGCCGGTCGCATGGCTGAAATTGCACCCGGGCGAGAACCTGTTCCGATATGGCGCCGCGTCCGGAGAACAGTCCCTGCAGGTGCAGATTTGGCACCGGCAAAGCTATGGAGGTGCATAACCGTGGAAACTCCCATTCTGTCGTTTTTCTCCAATGAATTGGTTCATTGCTTCGATCTGGGCGAATACAAGAGCCTGCGGTGGCGGCCTATGTACGATAAAATTGGAGAATTTGAGCTGCATACCAGCCCCAGCCTGTTCGCAAAAGTCAAGTGCGGACAACTGATTTTAAGACCGGACAGGCCAAAAGAAACCGTTAAGGTGGAAGGGATCGACATTGAAAGCGGAAATCTTATCATAACCGGGCGTTTTCTGACCTGCATTATGGAGGATGCCGGAATCCGCAACATCTATAATTTTGACTGTCCGATTGAGGAAGCCATGCGGACGTTGGTAAAGGAGCAATACGGCCGCGTAACACGCGCTTTGCCGGTAAAACTCGCCGCAGCCGGGGGCTTTACCCCGACGATTCAGTGTCAAGTAAGTCTGAAAAACCTTTTTACCGTTCTTGCTGCCATGGCCAAAGCGGGTGGCCTGGGGTTCCGGGTCTACGCCGATCCGGCCGTGCAGGCGCTGTTCTTCGAGGTCTACGAGGGTGTAGACCGGACAGAAGGACAGGAAGAAAACGCCCGTGTTACCTTCTCCAATGCCTATTTCAACATTGACGATCCCAAATATCAGGAGAACGAAGCCAATTACAAGAATTATGCGATTGTCTGCGGCGCCGGTGAGGGGCTGGACAGGACTATCGTAGAGGTTGACCGGACGAGCGGCGAAGACCGCCGGGAACTGCTGGTAGATGCCCGCGATCTGTCCCAAGGGGAACAGACAGAGGACGAATACAAGGCCATACTTACGCAGCGGGGACACGACAAGCTGGATGAACATAACAGAATCCAAAGTTTTGAGGCGGGCATAAAGTCAAGCAGCCAATTCCGCTATACCGAGGACTGGAACCTTGGGGACATTGTGACCGGCAGACAAACGGAGTGGGGCGTGTCCATGGACCAGCGTGTCACGGAAGTGGAAGAAATTTATGAAAATGATACCATGACCGTGGTTCCTACTCTGGGAACCCCTGCCCCGGAAACCTACAATTTGGAGGATAACATAGCATGAACAAGGAAATGGAAAAGAGCAGCGAAAACGGCATGTTCTTGGACGGCCGGGATTATACCGCGTCTGAACTTTACAAAACGATTGCGCTGCTTGTTGGCAACGGCGTTTATTCCAATGAGCTGACGCCGACGGCAACCAACGAAAATATGACAATCACCCACGGTACAGGTCATGCATGGATCAACGGTGTTGTTTATATGAATTCTACTCCGTTCGTGCTGGATATTGCGACCGCTGACGGCAGCCTGAACCGGTACGACAGCCTTATGCTGCGGCTGAACCTTTCTATAAACGAAGTTTACGCCATTATCGTGCAAGGCGCCTATGCCACCACCCCGCAGCCGCCCGCCTGCACGCGAAACGCCGAAACCTTTGATCTGAAGATTTGCGATATTTACGTCCCCGCTGGCTGCACGAAGATTACGCAGGACCAAATAACGGACACCCGGCTGGATTCGTCCGTTTGCGGCGTGCCCGTTTTTCCAGTGGAACATTTGGACATGACAAGTTTTTACCGGCAGATTTCTGCCGACCTGTTGAAATTCCGGGAAGACGAGGAGGCGGGGTTCGCCGCGTGGGTGGCGGAACAGGAAGACACCAACATGGCCACCATGACCGACTTGGTGGAAGCTGTACGCGATACCAGCGACGAAAGCCGCGCCGAAATTCTGGCCCTTTTGCAGCAGCTGAATACTCTGGTAGACAGCGACACAGTTGGGACACTTATTGCCCAGATAAACAACGCCGTTAAAAAATCCGGCGATACCATGACCGGCGATCTGAACATGGGCGGCCATGCGATCATTGGCGCAGAGCTGACGCAAATTGTTCAGGCCACGCTTACCGCCGCCGGCTGGTCGGCCAGCGCCCCCTATACCCAAACCGTTGCCGTGGCGGGGGTAACGGCCGGAAGTCCGCCGTATATCACGCCGGTATATTCCGGGGTGGCGGATGCGGATATTGCTCTGCGGGAAGCTTGCGCGGCCGTGAGCTATGCGAAACCGGGGTCCGGAACCATCACGTTTGTTTGCCTTGAAGACAAGCCGCAAACGAACATTCCGGTTCAGGTGGAGGTGAAGCGATAATGGCTGACGTATTCGCATACTTAGAGGGGTTCGGCACTGGTGGCGGCGAAGGTGGTACGCTTAAGGTAAATGCGCCGCCTATGGTAGCCGTGACCATCACCAACAAGGCCGGTAAAACGAAGACCAAGACCGCAAATGCCGACGGCATGGCGATATTCAAGGGGCTTGCAAGCGGCAAGTGGAACGTAACCATTGTCAACAGCGATGGCAAGCCGACCACCATAACCGCCGATGTTCAGACAGAGTACACCGTTACAATCGCTTTTTTCTCCGCTACCATCAACATCACTTATCCAGCTGGTTCGACATGTACATGTACAGATGGCGTCACGACGCTTACAGCCCCTGACACCAGCGGTACATGGGCTTGCATCGTACCGAACGCCGGGACTTGGACGGCGACCTCCACAAGTGGGACGGAGACCGACAGCAAGGCTATCGCTATTACCACGGATGGTCAGAACACCTCTGTGGAGCTGAGTTATGCAACGTATCTTTATAACCTTGGCGATGCATGCGATGCTTTAACTGGTGGCTGGCAGGCAATAGGAAAGTATAATGCCCCCATAGACAACGGGGGTTGGAAGGGAAGCCCGAGTGCCGTAAATGGCACTGCGTCGCTTGATATAAGCCTTGGGGGCAGTTGCGGATTAGTTGTAACAAAAAATAAGATCGATTTGACGGGATACCAAACGTTGACATTCAGGGGAGATGTTACAACTCTTGGGGAATGCAGTTTGGCTATTTGGAGTAGCACTACGGGCGATTACATGCCATCGTCGGTTGCATCTGCGGCGATCAGTACCACCGGCGTATCTGTTGAATGCAGTCTTGATCTATCTGCTATCACCGGTAGTTACTACATCGGCCTAGCTCTAAAGAACACAAACGCTATTGCGATGAAGAAGCTGTATTTGGAAGATTGAGGTGGTTCGATGAAGACTGTTTATCTAGATACTGACTTTAAGTGCTACGTCACCTCTGGTGAAGGGCGGACACAGGTAGAAACAGACACATTCGACGGCAAGTGCGACGCCTACATTGAGGGTTACCGTTTCATCCCCAGCGGGCAGACGTGGACACGTGCCGACGGCACAGTTTTCGTCGGCGAAATGATCGCCCCGTGGAAGTCCTGGGCAGAATTGGACACCGCCCAGCGGGAGTATGAGCGGGAGCAATACAAAACGGTTTCTGCTCAGAACGCCGAATACGAAGCGGCTCTGTGGGAGATTGAAACCGCTCTGGGGGTGGCCACATGACCATCGAAGAACGGAAGCAGAGAATCCTTGCGAAAATCGCGGAAATGAAGGCCGAGGGCGCGGACATGCAGAACGCCCTGGCCATTTTGGAGGTGAAGCCGGATGAAGAAATGGAGTAAAGGAGCCAAAAAGCGGCTGGTGGAAATCCGTGCCGCCGAGGACGGAGAGCAGGATATGCGTGCCATTGCCGCAAGCATTGCCAAGCTGCCTCCCGGTCAGTTGAAAAAGATCCTAACCGAGGACATCATTGCCATTCTGGCGAAGTATGGGGTGGTGATCGGATGACGACCAAGCAAAAGCAATGCTTGCTGCTGTACCTTGGGTACTATGCGGGGGAAATCGACGGAATTTGGGGCAATAACTCCCGCTGCGCCACCGAGGCATTCCAGCGGAATTACGGGCTTACCGTGGATGGGATATTCGGTATCGGGACGGAGGCACGTATCCGGGAGGTCGTTGCTTCCGGAGAGCCGCCCCAACAGCCCCAAGACACCCCGGGGACGGAGGGCGGCGCAGACTGGTGGAAGGATATCCGGTATTTCAAGCGCGCCGAATTTCGCTGCCCCTGCGGCCGCTGCGGCGGATTCCCGGTGGAGCCGCAGGAATCCATTGCGCGTACCGTGGACGAAATCCGCTACAGGCTGGGCATCCCGATTTCCATTGTGGACGGCGGTGGTTCCGGCGTGCGGTGCGCGGCGCACAACGCGGAGGTTGGTGGTGTTGCCAACTCCCAGCATTTGTATGGGCTGGCGGCTGATCTGCACAGCGCAGCAAGTCCGGCGCAGATGAAAGCCGTGGCGGAGGATGTCATGGGGCGCACCGGCGGCATCGGGCTTTACGACTGGGGGATTCACGTGGACACCCGCCCCGGGTATGCCCGGTGGAACGCTGAGAAAGAAGGACCGAGATGAACGAATTGGTAAAAACTGCCGTTACGATTCTAATCACGCTGATTGGGTCGGCGGGCTTCTGGAGCTATCTGGATGCCCGCCGGACAAAGAAAAGCGCAAGCACTCGCCTTTTGATAGGAATCGCCCACGATAGAATCACATTTCTTGGCATGAAATACGTGGAGCGGGGGTATATCACCCGTGATGAATACGAGAATCTGAACGACTATCTTTATGAGCCATATGCAGAAGCCGGAGGCAACGGCTCTGCGAAACGTGTAATGGAGGAAGTACGGAAACTTCCGCTACATAACTAAGGAGGAATTATATTATGCTGGAATATTTCATTTATCACTACGGTACGCAGATTATTGCGGCCATTCTGTGCGCGATCTTCGGCTGCCTGGGCTATGCCATCAAGAAGCTGGCTGTGAAGTACATCAACGACGACACCAAGCGCGCGATCGCCCACGTGGCGGTGCAGTTCGTGGAGCAGGTGTGGAATACCCTCCACGGCGCGGACAAGCTGGCCAAGGCATTGGAGACCGCCGAGGCACTGCTGAAAAAGAAAGGCATTGATTTTGACGCTGAGGAAATGCAGATTCTGATTGAGGCGGCTGTGGCTGAATTCAATGAAGCATTTAAGAAGCCGCTGACAGAGGAATCCACCGCCGACGCCGTGCGGCGGGTAGAAGCGGCAACTGAATAATATGGAACATCCCCCGGCCTTCCCAAAAGGAAGGTCGGGGGATTCTTTACGTCTAGCAGGAAATGGAAGAAAAGAAAAACGGGACCGGTGCAGGCACCAGTCCCTGAAAAGGATTAACACATCCTTTTGTGCTACAGGCACATTATACACATGTTTCAGCCATTTTGTCAACAATTTTTTTAACGAATTCGTAGTTGGAACGCAGAACAGCATTGTCAGTAAAATAATCCTTGTGTAGAACAAAACGTTTGTCCAGTAAATCCTTCAGCTTTTGAATTTTATGCTTTTTTATTCCAGAACTTGTCACAACTGAATTGAAGCAGCAAAGCATTACAACAAAATCGTGTACAGACCGGTTCCCCATTTTCTTGGTCCTGCTTCTGGCGGAAATTCCATCAATAGTCGCGACAAATGAATTAGCCATTCTGTTTTGTGTAAAATGACTACCGGAATGATCAGCTAGGTTGTTTATGAGACAATTATTATGGGCGGCGGCATTTCGAAGAAACTTTACAATCCTTAAAGTACCTACATGGATAGATTTGGAAGGATATTTGCGATAATAGGTATCACAGAAATTTATCAAGTCACCGAATGAAAGCACTTCGACAAAAGCCCATATAGGAAAGCGATCTTTATATTTTTCAATCAGATCTTCACAATAGGAATCTTTTGACTTTCTTTGTATTCCCTCTGATACTTCTGGATGGCAAAAAAGAAATTCCTCAACGATCGCGTATCCGTCTTCGTCCTTATTGTCCGAAATGTTTTTGAGAAGATGAACTTTGAGAAAATGCTCAATATCGAGCGTGAAATTTAGAACTATTTCACGCAGATACATATCCAGCGTGGACAACTCTTGGAGATACGCAAAATCCACATTAAAATACTTCCCTGCATTTTCACCTTGAGAGAATTTTGAATAATTTTTGCAGAATGCTTTTAACTTAAAATAATAATTATTTTCTGAAAGAAATGCGGCGGCTTGCTGCTCACTGACTATATTGAATTTTATTCCTTTGACGTCTCGCATATAAGTGACTTGCGCCTCTATCGTTAACTTAGGCCGCGCTTTATTGTGAATAGTGTCATTCGAATCGTTGACGATTTTGGCCAGCCAGAATTTGTCTTCCATCGATAGTTCTCCCCAATTTCGCTATTTTCTACAGTCTACTATATGCGTTACACAAATTCAATCGACAATGTAAACAAATTTTGATGAACTCTTCGACACCCACACCTACGCCACCCTGCTGCACAGGCGGCTACCCTTTCAAGACAAAACAACCCGGCTCAGGGCCAGCCAAGGTCAGATTGGCAGCCTTCTAACACTGAAATGCTCAACTTGTTCTTGCAATTCGCGAACAATAAAATTTGGAGGTAAAAAACATGTTTGAGTATTTTATCTACACCTACGGCGTTCAGATCATGGGCGCTATCCTGTGCGCAATCTTCGGCTTGCCTGGGCTATGCTATGAAGCAGCTTGCAGCCAGATCCCTGACCGATGAAACCAAACGCGCCGTTGCCTGTGTGGCTGTGCAGGCTGGACCACGATCCACGGCACGGACAAGCTGAATAAGGCTCTGGAAACCGCTGAGGCGCTGCTTAAGAAGGGCATTGACTTTGATGCGGACGAAATGGAAGTCTTGATCGAGGCGGCCGTGGCTGAATTTAACGAGGCGTTCAAGAAGCCGCAGGAATCCACTACCGACGCAGTACGCCGGGCGGAAGCGGTCGCAGAGTAAATAGAAAGACACCTCCCCAATTCAGGAGGTGTCTTTTACTGTCACGACGATTCGCACAAACCGCGTTGTGACAAAAACTGATGGTACGCCAGAAGGGACTCGAACCCCCAACCCTCGGAACCGGAATCCGATGCTCTATCCATTGAGCCACTGGCGCATTTCATCGATAGCCTGTGTATTATACCAACCTTTTTCATTTTTGTAAAGGGGTGCGCGGAAAAATATTTTTTGGTTTTCCGACCTTGTTCGGCGAAAACGGTTGTTTTTTCGGAATATATGTGGTATAATTCTGAAAAATGTTGACCCCCGCGGCAGAAAAGGGAGGATTTTATTATGGCTGCACCTCAGAATTTCCGTTCCGCGTTCAATGGCTTCAACCGGCAGGACGTGGTTCATTATCTGGAATACATCAACACAAAGCATCAGGATCAGATCAATTCGCTGACCGCCGAGACGGAGGACCTGCACCGGCAGCTGGAAGAGCTTCAGGCGCAGGCTGCGCAAATCGCGGAACTGGAAGCCAGGCTTGCCGCCATGACCGAGGAACGGGACGCTCTGCGCGCCCAGATCGAGCAGATGCAGGCCGCTGAGGCCGTGCAGGAACCCCAGCCGGAGACGGACGGCGGCAGTCAGGTCGCCGGGGAGGAACTGGATTCCTACCGCCGCGCCCAGCAGGTGGAGCGCAGCGCCCGGGAGCGGGCAGAGCTGGTTTACCATCAGGCAAACGGCGTGCTGAACGAAGCCATTGCCAAGGTGGACACCGCCACTGCTGAGATCACCGCCAAAACCGACGAGGCCATGTCCCAGCTGACCCAGCTGCAAATGGCGGTCAGCACCAGCAAGCAGGCGTTACAGGATGCCGCTTCCCTGATGAACACTATCCGTCCGAATTATTGATTTTCCGGAAGCGCATACCGCGGGGTGTGCGCTTCTTTTTGTGCAAGGAGGTTTTCCATGCTGCTTTTCAAACCGGACTACTATGACTGCTTCCGCTGCGCCGCCGGGGAATGCCCGGACAGCTGCTGCAAGGAGTGGGAGGTGGAGATAGACGACGCTTCCGCCCGGTTCTACCGCACCCTGCCCGGAACGCTGGGCGACCGTCTCCGGGAGGTGATGCGCACTGCCGACGGCAAAACGTCCATGTCCATCATCGACGGACGCTGCCCCATGTGGCGCAGTGATGGACTTTGCCGGATTCAGGCGGAATTGGGAGAAAGCGCCCTGTGCGAAACCTGCCGGATGTTCCCCCGCCTGACCCATGATTACGGGGATTTTGCCGAGCTGGGGTTGGAGCTGAGCTGCCCGGAAGCCGCGAAGCTGATTCTGAATGCGCCGCTTGCCCCGTTGACGGTGGACACCCGCCCTGATGGCGGTACACCGGGGTATGACGTCGAAGCCATGGCTTCGCTGAAAGCCTCCCGGGAGGTCATGCTGTCCATTCTGTCGGACGAATCCCATAGCGTCGGGGAATCTCTGGCGCTGGGGCTGCTCTACGGCTGTCAGGCGCAGTCAGAGCTGGACGGCGGGGAGGAAAGCCCCTTCGACGCCGGGGCGGCGCTGGAAACCGCCGCGGCTCTGGCAAAGCCGGGAAATCCAGCAGATGTTCTGGATTTCTTTCTGGGCCTTGAGCTGCTGACGCCCCAGTGGGAGACCATGCTCCGCCATCCCGATCCCGGAAACTGGACGCAGCATCACCGGGCGCTGGCAAGATACCTGACCCAGCGGTACTGGCTTCAGGCAGTCTCTGACTATGACCTCTACTGCCGCGTGAAGTTCATCCTGATCTCCTGCCTGCTGGTCAGGCTAGTGGGCGGCGACATTTTCTCCACAGCGCAGCTTTATTCCAAGGAGGTCGAAAACGACACAGACAATGTAGAAGCCATTCTGGACGCCGCCTACGCCCATCCGGCCTTCACCGACGACAAGCTGCTGGGAATGCTGCTTTCCCGCTCCCTCTGATCCCCGTTTCAGCCTTGTCATAATCAATCGCTCGGCCACATGCGCAGTCACCGAAAAACAATGCACCCGGACAGGTAGAATACGTAGCCGCAGCCAACGGAAAATACAAATGAAGCGATCAAATCATGGACAACACCGCGCAATTGCGTCTGCGAGTCTCAGCCGTCTTTTTGCTCCACTTCCGCAGTTCCGAAAATGGGAAATACATACAGTATTC